ATAGAAGAATTTTTAAAAGATGTATATATACCTGGTGCAGATGAAACCAGGTATACCTATGCAGATGGTTCAACAACTGGCGGTATTGTTGTTTATGATAATAAATTTAGTTTTTCACATCATGGTACCGATCCAGCAAGTGAAATATTATGTAATGCTTTTGACCTAGTAAGAATACACAAATTCGGTGATTTAGATGATGAAGCTAAGTTTGATACTCCTGCAAATAGAATGCCTAGTTTTACAAAGATGAAAGAATTTGCAAGTAATGATGATAGGGTAATACAGACTTTAGGAAAAGAACGTATGGAAAAAGCCCAAGAGGATTTTGGAATCATTGAAGATAAAGTTGACAGTAGCTGGGTTAAAGAGTTTGAATATACAGAACAGGGTAAGCTTAAAAGTACCATAAGTAACTTTCTATTAATTATTGAGAATGAACCTCTACTTAAAGGGAAAATTGCTTACAATGAATTTGCAAATAGGGCTGTAGTTATTGGCCAGCTTCCATGGAGAAATAAAGACAACAAAATGGATTGGAATGATACTGATGATAGTGGATTGAGAGAATTTATAGAAAAATACTATAAAATAAGTTCCACTGCAAAATGTGCTGATGCTCTAGCACTAAGTTTTGAAAAGCACTCAATACATCCTATAAAAGAATACCTCAACAGTTTATTATGGGATGGTATTAAAAGAGTTGATACCTTATTCATAGATTATTTAGGTGCAGAGGATAACAACTATGTAAGAACTGTAGCAAGAAAAATATTAGTTGCAGCAGTAGCAAGGGTTTTTGTTCCAGGTATTAAATTTGATAATATGCCAGTTTTAAGTGGGCCTCAGGGTATAGGCAAAAGTACTTTGATAAAGAGATTAGGAAAGGACTGGTATTCGGACAGTTTAACCACTGTAACAGGTAAAGAAGCTTATGAACAACTTCAAGGTGTATGGCTCCTGGAAATGGGAGAAATGATGGCCACAAAAAAAGCTGATATTGAAGCAACAAAACATTTTCTATCCAAGCAGGAAGATATTTACAGAGTTGCTTATGGCAGGAGGACAAGCAGATTTCCGCGCCAATGCGTAATTATAGGTACTACCAATGATAAAGAGTTTTTAAGAGACAAGACGGGTAATAGAAGATTCTGGCCTGTTGATGTAGGTGTGAATCCTCATAAGAAAAGTGTATTTAATGATTTAAATGATTATGAAATTGACCAAATATGGGCTGAGGCTTTATTGCTCTGGAATGAGGGAGAAGTATTATATCTCAATAGTCAGGAAGAAAAAGAAGCTCAAAAGCAGCAGGAAACACATTCAGAGGAAAGTGCCAAAACTGGTCTGATTGAGGAATATTTAAACAAGCCTCTACCTGATAAGTGGTATGCACTATCACTTTCAGATAGAAGGGATTATGTACATGGCTCCGATTTTGGAAACCTTCCTGAAGGCAATATTAAAAGAACCAAAACTTGTGTTATGGAAATATGGTGTGAACTTTTTAACGGCGATCCAAAAAATCTTACACCCATACAGTCAAGAGAAATTAATGATATTCTTAAAGGTCTAAAAGGATGGAAAAAGTATAACAATCCTTTACGTTTTGGTAAAATTTATGGAAAGCAAAGAGCTTATACACGTAAAATTTAAAGCAACAAAAATGGCAACAAAAATGGCAACAAAGGTATATTTACATTTAATTACAGGGGCAACAGAGGCAACAGAAAAATATACTCTGTATCCGCTTTTGTTGCCATTTAAAAGTTAGATATATCAAGGGTTTTAATACTACAGGCAACAAAGGCAACAAAAAATAGTATATAAGTATTATTTATATAAATAGGCATATATGTATATACACATACACGCCTAAATACACGTATACACATATATAAGAAAAAACTGTTGCCTTTGTTGCCTTAAATAGAAGGTGATTTATTGTTAGAGAGTGTTATTGAAAAAAGATTAAAAAAAGAAATTGAGAAGATAGGTGGTAAAGCATTAAAGTTTGTTAGTCCAGGAATGTCGGGAGTACCAGATAGGATTGTTCTCTTATCAGGAGGCAGGATTGTTTTTGTAGAACTTAAAGCCCCAGGTAAAAAGAGAAAGAAACTTCAAGAGTATAGAGCCAAAGAATTACAGACTTTAGGATTCAGAGTTGAATGTATAGACAGTATTAGAGGAGTTCAAGACTTTGTAAAACAATTGATAGAAGGAAGGTGATAATATGAAGTTTAAACCATATGACTATCAGAAGTATGCAATTAATCACATAATAGACCACAAGGCATCTGGTTTATTTCTTTGAGAATTGACATGGGAATGGGAAAAACTGTAAGTACATTAACAGCAGTAGATGAATTATTGTTCTTAGGTGAGGTCGATAAAGTTTTAGTTATAGCACCACTCCGAGTAGCAGAGGATACCTGGAGTACGGAAGTCCAAAAATGGGATCATCTAAAGAGTTTAAAAATATCAAAAGTCCTTGGAACACCTAAACAAAGAGTTAAAGCCCTTGAAACAAAAGCAGATGTTTATGTTACCAATAGAGAAAATGTGGATTGGCTTGTAAAACAGTATTTTTATGAATGGCCATTTGATATGTGTGTTATAGATGAATTGAGTTCTTTTAAAAGTTCTAAGGCAAAAAGGTTTAGATCCCTCAGGAAAGTAAGACCTTATTTTAAAAGAATAGTGGGACTTACAGGAACACCAGCACCTAACAGCTTAATAGATTTATGGCCGCAGGTGTATTTACTTGATGGCGGTGTAAGATTAGGAAAAACAATAGGAAGTTATAGAGAACAATATTTCAAACCTGGTAATAGAAATCAATTTGTGGTATATAACTGGAACTTGAAGGAAGGTGCAGCAGAGGCAATTGAAAATAAGATAAGCGATATTTGTATTTCCATGAAGGCCAAGGACTACTTGGATTTTCCTGAAAGGATAGATAACACCATAAGTATAAACCTACCTGAAAACGCAATGAAAAAATATAAAGAGCTTGAGAAGGACCTTGTATTAGAGCTAGGGCAGGATGATATAACAGCAGCGAATGCAGCAGTACTTACAAACAAATTATTACAGATGGCTAATGGAGCTATATATGCGGAAAACCATAATGTGGTTGAAATGCATCAGGAAAAGCTTAAGGCACTGCTGGAGATTATAGAAGCAGCAAATGGAAAACCAGTTCTGACATTCTACAGTTTCAGGCATGACTTTAATAGGATAGTTGAATTTTTAAGATCTAAAAAGATAAAAGCTGTAGGATTAAAAGATTCGAAGGATATTAAAAAGTGGAATGAAGGTAAAATACCAGTACTTTTAGTGCACCCAGCAAGTGCAGGACATGGCTTGAATCTCCAGTATGGCGGGAATATTATTGTTTGGTTTGGTCTTACCTGGAGTTTGGAGCTGTACCAGCAGGCAAATGCAAGACTTCACAGGCAGGGGCAGAAGGAAACGGTGGTTATTAATCATATTGTTGCAAAAGATACTGTGGATGAAGATGTTATGAAGTCTCTGGGAAACAAGGAAGTAAACCAGAACATGTTGCTTGAAGCTGTGAAAGCTAGAATTGAGAAATATAAGGGCTAGGAGGTTGATAGCATTGACTAAACAGGAATTGTTAAGGTATAGGAATATATCGGCTGAGATAGAGCTTCTTAGGAAACAATTAAAAAATATAGAACCTGAATTTACTAAGGATTCAGTGACAGGGTCAGATGTTGATTTTCCTTTTACAAAACATAGTATGACAATTTATGGATATAATGAACGTGATTATAAAAAGAAAATTCTAAGGTTAAGAAATAAAATAGATAAAAAGCTTAATGAATTGGTTGAAGAAAAGGACAAACTTATGGGATATATCTATAGTGTGAATGATAGCAGAATTAGGCAGATACTTATTTATAGATATATAGATGGCCTATCCTGGAAAGTTATAGGAAATAAAATGGGGTATGGTACAAGCACAATTAGATTAATTCATAGTAGTTTTATAAAAAGTTTAGCACCCATTAGCACATTCAAGATGATATAATGATATTGAGTGAAATTGGAATTAGGTTAAAAGACATATACCCTCCTTTTAGTATGAACCCGCCAAGCCTCTTAACAATGCTGGCGGGATAAATAAAGCCTATGGCTCCAGGGTTAAATGGAGCTCCAATGCGGGAAACCGTAAATATAAAATTCCTATATATGTGTAACGGCGCTTAGATTTTATCTAGGTGTCTTATTTTTATATTTGAAAGGAGGGGGCGCATGGGCTTTTATAAATCAACAGCGTGGAGACACAAGCGTGAAAGAGTACTTAAACGTGATGGTTATCTATGTTGCGAGTGTAGGCGGTATGGCAGGAGTACAGCAGCAACTACAGTACATCATATTGAACCAGTGAAGGACAAACCAGAGTTAAGACTTGAAGGTAATAACCTTATAAGTTTGTGCAGTAAATGTCATGAGCGTATGCATGATAGAGATACCAACATGCTAACACCATTAGGTGTTGAGTGGATAAGGAGGAAGAACCGTGGAGTTATCAAAAGGGAATCAAGAAGAGCGTTGTAGACAACTTGTTAAGACTACATTGGATTTATGGAATAGTTTAGGTATAAGTAGGGATATGGTAATAAAGATATTAAGCGAGAAACTTAATAATGATAAAGCATTAAGTATATTCATAACTGATATAAAGAAAGTATATAAGCCTTGTACAGATGGGCGGGGTCAATGGTGGGATGAAGAGCTTAATGAATGCAAGGTAGGTTTTGTATTGAATAAGGAGATTGCATGCGAGATACGGGTACCAATTAGATACTGTGATGAATGCAAGGAACCAATAAGAGATTATATAAAGCGTAAGATAACAAGAGGTGTCAAGTAATGGAGAATATAAAAGCTGAAAAAGCAGAACAACAGGAAGAGAAGAAGGAATATGAAATTAATATTTTATATAAAAATGGTGTGAGTGAAAGCATAAGAGTTGAGCTGGATAAGAAGACTTTGGATAATCAATTACAAGTCATAGGGATGTGCTATAAGGAAGACCAGGCAGGATTCCTGCTGCTTAATGGAACTTTTGTTAAGATATCAGAGACATGTCGGATTGAAACAAAAGAAATCCCCCCTACCTCAGACCCAAAAGAAGAATAGCCCTGGGAA